GTTGGAAAAATTATGGGCGGTAAAAAAGAACCGGCTGCACCAACTGTATCCCCAACGCCCGACACATCAGTTCGGCAAGAAGAACCCGGAGGTCTAGCCCCCGGAGAAAATACACGCCGACTCCAAGCCACTCAACGTAGTCAACTTGTCTCAGGCCGAGACGGGACACCTACTAGGGCTGGCATTAGCATACCTGGGAGGATGTAACCATGCAGGCATTGTCGTTTGTGGGTACGCTAACGTCATTAATGGGAAACCGAGGAAACAAAAGAACAGTTACTCCGGCCCCACAAGTTGCAGAACGAGAAAAAGCACCAACAGTTGAAACAATTCCTTACAACAAAACTGTTGCTGAGAAACAACGATTATTGGCACGTAATTCTAAAGAAAAGCCTACTACCGCTACTACTAGCAGTGGGATTTCAATCTCGAAAGAGGTCACGTAATCATGGCTTTACAAGACCGTTATGATAAACTATCAGTTCATCGAGAACAATTTCTACAGCGTGCACGTCACAATGCTATGCTGACTATACCTTCACTTATGCCCCTAGAAGGGCATGACGGTAAATCCCACCTAATTGAACCTTACCAATCGCTAGGTGCTGTGGGCGTCGTAGGTATTAGCAGTCGTGTGACTATGGCACTTATCCCCGCTGGTCGCCCGCACCTACGCCTTGATATTCCACCTAAACAATTACTTGAATTAAACGGCGAAATCCCTCCGGAAGTTGAACAGTCCCTTGCTAAGGGGGAACGTCTAGTGCAGCACGCTGTTGAACGTGCCAACTGGCGTTCAAGGACTCTTGAGTCTACCCAGCAACTAGTAGTTGCAGGCAGTGTCACTGAACAGTTCATGCCGGATAATACTATACGCGTACATCGCCTTGACCATTTCGTATGGCGCCGAGATGAACGTGGCCGAATTATCGAGTGTATTGTAAAAGAGTGGTGGGATAAAGACGCGTTACCTGAAGGTGTGAGTGCGCCGGGGGATAGTGCCTCCAACCGACCGGGGCGGACTGGTATGGATGAGGATGACGTTTGCATTCTCACCGGTATCCGGCTAATGACAGATGGTATGTATCATGTGTCACAAGAGACTGAAGATGGAAGCCGAGTTGGGGAAACACAAGTGTATGAACCCGACCTAGTTCCGTTTTTGTTTCTGACGTGGTCAAGGACACCCGGAGAAGATTATGGGCGTTCTAAAGTAGAAGAACACGCGTCTGACCTACGGTCTTTAGACTCATTGTCTAAACAGTCTATTGAACAAAGTGCTATGGCAGCTATGAATTTTGTCATGGTTCGACCGGGTGCAACAGCACAAGGTATTCGCAATCGTATAACTCGCATTGCTAATGGTGATGTGGTCCTTGGTGACCCTGAATCTGTTGAACTTAAACAGTTTGTCAACAGCGCAGGCTACCAAGTTACGGCTGATTCTATACAACGACTAGAAGACAGGTTGTCCCGTGGGTTCCTTATGATGTCACCGGGCCAACGGAACGCTGAACGTGTCACAGCCACAGAAATTAAACGTGACATTGAAGAGATTGAGTCTGTACTAGGTGGAACGTTTAGTTCTATATCCCTAGAAATGCTAGAACGCCGCACCGTTTTGCTGCTAGAACAAATGAAAGCAGCAGGTGAGTTCCCACAAGTAGAACGTGATGCGTTAGAACCTACTATTCTTACTGGTCTAGAGGCATTGTCACGCGAACGTGATGTTGAACGGGGGATTCAAGCTGCCCAAATTGCAACACAGTTTGGTGAACAGGGCCTAATGTACATTAAATTCCCACTTGTTCTAAACAAGATTATGACTGGTCTGGGCTTCCCTGACGCGGTTAAATCTCAAGAAGAAGTGGCACAAGAAACGCAACAGCAGCAGCAAGCACAGATGATGCAGCAAGCTGCGCCCGGAGTTGCACAGGAAGTTGTTAAACAAGCTGGAGGAGGCGAATAACATTGGCTGAAACTAAAATTGAAGAGATTAGCCCAGACGCTGGTTTGCGTAGGTTGACGGGCGATACAGGTGTATTTATTGGGGGAGAGTCTGACCTAACGGCTGCGGCAGAACGATATGCAGCACAAAAGGCGTACTCACGGGGAACTGCTACCCCGGACCAACTAGCAATGCTAAAAGATTTAGACCGTGTGCTTCAGAATGCAGGTAGTCATTTGGCTAGAAGTCAAGACCCTGTTGCAACTCCTACCCGGAGTGCACCACCAACAGCACAAGTTCCCACTACAAGTGGGCACAATGCGGTTAACTTTCTGAACAATTTACGTAATAGGAACTAACGTGGCTGAAGAACAAATCACTGAAGAAACTCCACTCCACACACCTGGAGATTTAGGCGTTGACCAAGCTTCTTACGACAAGTACTACAAAGAAGGGAACTTTGATTGGCAATCGTACTCAAAGGAACTTGAGTACAAGTACTCCCAAGTTACGACAAAAACAGAGGAGACGCCGCAAGCGACGCCCGAGGGAGAAGAAATCCCCAGCGTTGCAGCAGCACAAAACGCCGTTGAAAATGCTGGTCTTAATTGGGAAGACCTTAGCCAACGCATTGGTGCAGAAGGTGACCTCAGTGATGAGGATTATGATGCGCTAACGAACGCAGGTATCCCACCAGAAATCTCACGTAATTATGTCCGCATGGCACGGGCTGACGTTGAGAACACTGTGGCGGATGTGATTTCTAAGTTTGGTGGTAACGAAGGGTTTGAACAAGTGTACAATGCCCTTCAAGAAAACACTACTGTAGAAATACGAAACCAAATTGATTTACTACTGCGTGACTCAGTCACCCGAGATGCTGGGGTAGCTATGTCTTATCAGTACTCAGGTATTCAGCCTAACACCACAACTCCTGTACCTCCACCAGCACCTACGCCCGTCGCTAGTCGGGGTAATGCCGGGGCAGCACCGTCGTCTGCACCTCAAGGGTTTGTAGACATGGAACAAATGTCAGCAGCTATGCAAGACCCACGTTACCGGACCGACTCTACGTATCGGGCTGAAGTAGAGGCCCGCGCCCGTGCCGCTAGTTTTGATTTTAACCCTAGGCGACACACCAGTGGACTGTAGGGTCTATTTGGTTTAATTTTATAAGGAGGTGTATATTATGACTGGACCCTCGGATGGAGTGTTTTCAGATGTTATTTCTAGAATTACTGCGCTTGATTCTGACCGAACAGAGTTAGATTATACCACTGTTATGCCAGAACTAGGTATTCCTGAAGGAGAAGGCCCCGATATTAACACACCAATTATGGCCCCTGTACAAACAAAAGTAAAAAAAGCAGACACTATAAAAGTAAAAGAAACCCCAGCCCAAGCACAGCGTAAGTCTGTGGCACAGAGTCGTAAAAAAGCTAACACCGCTGGTGTCAGTGGCGTTAGTTCTACTGGTGGCAGTGGCATTAGTATTGTTGGGGTATAAATAAGTAAACAGAAACAGTGGGAAAAAATTGTGGACATAGAAACCCTACACCTAGACATATTTAGAACGCACATACAACAAGTAGATTTCCCTTTTGATGAGTTCACCACTCGTCTTAGGTCCGAGATACTGGATATGCGTGAGAAAGACGCAGAAGGAATCTATCGTTCCAACCAAGCGGGAACTTGGCACAGTTCTGATTCATTGTTACAGGACATCCCGTCTGGAGAAGAGTTGAGTCAAATGTTTTTTGATTGCGTACAAAAGTACGCAGGTACATTTGCAACTCAACCGGGAGAGTTACATCTAAAACTCTCCGCGTGGGCAATGGTCTACTCCAATGGAGGTTACGCGACCGTGCACACTCACCCCAATTGTCATTTCTCTAGTGTCTATTACGTAGACTCAGGTCCACAAGTCGATGAAGTCACGGCGACCGGCGCTGAGATTAAGGCTGGTGATATTGAGTTTCTTGACACTAGGAATGCAGGGGCATTAAAGGTTCCCGGTTTGAACCTTCAGCCAGCGGCGCGTATTACGCCTAAGAATGGAAGGCTTATTTGTTTTCCTAGTTGGCTACCGCACTTCGTGCATCCAGTGCGCGGCAACGACTTACGTGTGTCGGTCGCTTGTAACGCACGCATTGTTAAATACATTACTAAGGAGTAATCCAAATGCCTAAGTACAATCTTGTACACAGTGGTGGGTCAAGTCTCGGATTTATGGCTGACTTTTCTGAGGCTGCTGCGGCTGAAACTGCTGCGGAAGAAGCTGAAGCCCTTGCCCTTGAAGGAAGCAACACCGTTCCAGATTGGGAGTATAGCGCTACGGCTGAGAACCCCGGTTCTACCGGTGAAATGGACGGCCAACCGGGTGTCATTTACAAAGGTGAAGTGACGCGCCCATGCATGGTTAATGTGCGTGGTTTGGTTCTGTCTGCTGGAAGTATTGCGCCTGAAGCTGCCGACAGTATTGTTGCTGGTGTCTTCAAGAATGGAACTTTGGTGGCAACTCTAGATAACGAAACCGTTGCGAACGAATACGTTATTGATGAACTTGACTCCGAAACTGCTACGATGGAAGTGGCAACTATTGTTGACGCCGTGTCTACTAACGACGTCATTCGTATTGGCCTGCTGGGTCTCGGTGAAGAAACCGTTGACACTGATGTGGCCGTTGGTGGTGCTTTCTCCATCAAGTAAACTAGTCCCACCAACTAAGGCTTCAAGCTTGAGACCGGCTAACCAGCAAACCAAACGGACTCATAACTTGATAACCGAGGTTAAGGGTACTCACAATTATCTGAAACCTTTAACTATAGGTAACTTATCATGTCTCTTTTTGTAGGTGACCCGTCTGCGCCGACTCGTTTCGGCACCGACGTAGCCGATACGTCTGACCCTACGGGGTTGTTTCTTAAAGTCTTTGGTGGTGAAGTCTACGCTGCTTTCAGTGAGAAAGTCCACACCGCCGACAAGCATGTGTCGCGTGACCTGAGTTCAGGTAAATCGGCACAGTTCCCTAAAACTTGGAAAGTCTCGGCCTCCTATCATTCGGCTGGTGTCGAAATGTTGGGGCAAGACACTGATGAAACCGAACGCGTCATTTCTATTGACGGTCTGCTGGTGTCGCACATTGGCATCTATGACCTTGATGAAGCTATGTCGCATTTCCAAGTTCGCGGTACGTACACGGCTGAACTGGGCAAAGCCCTTGCCCGTGTGTTTGACCAGAATGTGTACCGCACTATCCTTGCGACGGCAAAGCAATCTTCTTCGCTAGCTGGCGCCAACTCGACTTCGCCTTTCCCGGATGGCACTCGTCTTTTGAGTGCTGATGTGTCCGGAACCATCACGGCCACCTCCGGTGACCAATGGTGGGAAGTCATGCGTGGCCTCCAAGTTGACGCGGACATTGCTGACTATGATGGCCCGATTCACCTGTGTGTACCACCGGCAACGTTTGACGCTGCTATGTTTGCACAGGCCGGTGCGGCTGCGGCTAACCCATTCCTGTTTGCTGACCAAGAACACACGTTCAGCCAGCCGGGTGGTCCCGACCGTGACGCTATGCTGAAATTGCGTAACGTCTCCATGTACATGTCCAACCTCATCCCTCAGTCTAATGACACAGCGAATGCTGAAGTCAAAGCCAAATACCGTGGTAATTACTCCGGTACGCTTGGTGTGGCTTGGGGTAATGAAGGTATTGGTACCGTCAAATTGATTGGTATGGGTATGGAACAGACCCGCGATGTCCGCCGTCAGGAGGACTTTGTGGTTGCTAAGATGGCAGTTGGTCATGGCCCACTGCGCAACGAAATCTGTTGGGAAGTCGCTAACGCGTAATCTCGCAGTATATAATTCGCACATTATCCTCCTCGTGTGCGTAAACCCCGGGAGGTCTAACATCTGTTGGGCCTCCCTTTTTTTTATGGAGATTACTATGGCTGTGCCCGCTAATACAGCGCACATGACTAAACTTCAAGCCGTAAATCAGATGCTACGTTCAATCAATGAACAAGCTGTGTCCTCTTTGAGTAGTGGACAGATAGACGCTGAACGGGCAGAAGAAGTATTGAACGAGACTTCTCGCCGGGTTCAATCTGAGGGCTGGCATGGCAACACTAGACGTAACGTTGAGTTTACCCCTAATGCGGCTGACCAGTTTGTCGTAGGAACTAACGTACTACGGATTGACTCTGTCAACCCCAGTGGTAGACGTATGAGTACGACCCCTGCACACACTGGGTACGTAAACATCATGATGAAACGTTCTGCGGCTGATGATGCTTGGTTGCTATACGACGTAGACAACGACTCTGAAACCATTACAGACTTAAGTAAAATTACCTGTGATGTCATTGAGTTTTTGAGTTTTGAACACCTTCCTCCACATTTACAAATATACATTTATAAATCTGCTGCGCACGAGTTCCAGAAAGGAAGTGTTGCGTCTAAAGTTCTTTATGAGTTTACTCGTGAAGACGTAGAGAAATCTATGGTAGACGCAATTCAACAGGATGCAGCTAACGAAGACCGCAATGTCCTACGTGACAATCGTCATGCTTGGGAAGTAGCGTATCGGTACAACCCCACGTATGGGACATAGGAGATAACTATGGGAACTAAGGTTTCAGGACTAATCCCCACCCTATTTGGGGGCGTTAGCAGGCAGCCTCAACAAGTCAGGCAGACCAACCAAGTCCAAGAAATGACTAACGCGTACCCAAGTGTTGTAACCGGCGGGTTTGAAAAGCGGCCTAGTACCCGGTATATTGCGGACCTTACTTTCCTAAACCCCGCTAAGTCCTATAAAGTCCACGGTATTAACCGGTCTGCGACAGAACACACGTTTGTAGCATTGGAAGGTGGGACTACCCCATCAGTTACAGCCTTTAATGCTGACACTGGTGCGCAGGTAACAGTCAACGTAGGGGACAGTATTCGGGAATTCCTCGTTGACCAGAATGGTATTAACAATACAAACATTGTTGAAGTAGACGGGGTTGACTACGTTAAACAAGTAGCGATTGCTTCAGGAGAATCCGCCTTTGCTTG